TATTCCAAGGCCGGAGAAACAGGATGGATAATAATTCCATTAGTCTGAAAGATATAATAGCTCCTGCTTTCTATGAAGTCTTTTGGGACATTCTGGATGAGAAACATACATATTACGATCTGTACGGCGGGCGCGGATCTACTAAATCATCTTTTGTAGGTGTCATGATTCCTTTCCTGATGATGCAGGACGCAGAGAACGGCATAATGTCAAATGCTGTTATTTTCCGTAAAGTCGGTAACACACTTCGAGAATCCGTTTATGAACAGATAGCATGGGGAATCGATGCACTTGGCGTCAATGATTTGTGGGACACCAGTGTAAGCCCTATGCAGTACACCTATAAGCCTACTGGACAGAAAATCATATTCAGAGGCCTGGACAAGGCAAAAAAGACTAAATCTATTAAAGCAAGCAAGGGATATTTCAAGTATCTCTGGTTCGAGGAACTTGACGAATTTTCGGGCATTGAAGAAATTCGTACAGTGCAGCAGTCGGTTCTTCGTGGTGGTAGTAAATTTGTAGTTTTCAAGACATTCAACCCACCGATCAGCCGGAGCAACTGGGCGAATGTGTACGTAGAAGAACCACGAGACGACAGCTACAGGCATAAGAGCGATTATAGATCAGTTCCTGTTGAATGGCTGGGTCAGCAATTTATTGATGATGCAGAGCATTTGAGAAAGACAAATCAGAGAGCTTATGACCATGAATATCTTGGTCTTCCTGTTGGACTTGGCACAAACATTTTTGAACTGTTGGAAATCAGGACAATTTCAGACCAAGAAATCCAGAAGTATCAAAGTATCTATCAGGGGCAGGACTGGGGATGGTATCCGGATCCCAAAGCGTTTATTCGTGTGGCTTATGTACCTAATCAGGACAAAGTTATCCTGCTGGATGAGCTTGGCGGATGTAAAATTCGAAATACAGCAATGGCTGTCCAGATAAAACAAAAGGGATATGATGATTATTCAATATCTTGCGGAGTTGACGAAGAAGAAAGCATTATTGACTTCCGAGATGCAGGGCTTCCAGCACGTAGGGCTATTGTTACACCGGGAAGCCGCAAATATACTTTTGAGTGGTTACAGTGCCGAACATTAGTCATTGATCCGGCACGAACGCCTAGAGCATACAAGGAAATTATCAATTATGAGCATGAAGTAGATAGCAATGGAGAAGTTATCGCAGATTATCCAGATGGTAACGATCACTGGATAGATTCTCTCAGATACGCAACCAGTCCATTGTCTATGAGAAGGGGGAACAGTGCGTAATGAGAAAAAAATGTTTTGTTACGAATCCAAATGATACTATAAAAAATAAAATAGTTTCAAATGGGCAAGAAATCATTATAAGAACGAGCGTTTCCAAGAGTGCAATATTCTTAAAATATAAAGAATTTCTTACTGGTGAGGAAGGAAAATGCGGAGGATATGAGTTAGGCTCAATGTTATCAACACTCGCACTTGTAAACATGGATGGAAAAATCCTAGAAGTTCCCGCTGACTGGATAGAATTTGAGGACGACTAAATGGGACTTATAACAACACTAAAAAGGTGGTTTAACATGATTTTCAAAAAACAAGCCGAAGAGGATTTTAATATCCATGCAGCAGAATTTCCAGAGATGGAATCGCTGATTAATAAATGTGCAAACATATATCGAGGCGTTCCATACTGGTTAGATGATAAAAATAACATCAAGACGATTAATTTTGCTAAATCCGTCTGCTCAGAAACAGCTCGGCTCGCAACACTGGCGATCGGCATTCAGATAGGCGGTTCCGCAAGAGCAGCATGGCTTCAGGAACAGATTGATAAAGTGTATTTCCAGATCCGGCACTGGGTAGAATATGGATGCGCTTATGGAACGGTATTCATTAAGCCAAACGGCGAAAGCCTTGACGTATTTACTCCGGCAGACGTGATGATTGTGGATTATGATAATCAGGAAATCAAAGGGATTATATTCAAGGATTCTTACACTGTTGGACGGAAATACTACACAAGGCTCGAATATCATAGATTTGTCGAGACCACCGTGGACGGAGTGACAACCTATCCGTACTACGTTTCTAATAGAGCCTATGTATCAAAATCACCTCAGAGCATCGGTGATAAGATTGACCTTAAACAGACTAAGTGGGCTGACCTAATGGCAGACACTCCACCGATACTCAAGGCAAATGGTGAGAAGCTGGATGGACCTTTGTATGGAGTGCTGCGGACACCACAGGCGAACAATGTGGACATTAGTACACCACTTGGATTACCAATATTTGCAGAAGCTATCGAAGAGCTGAAAGATCTCGACATTGCATACAGCAGGAACGCTGGAGAGATTTTTGATTCGCAGAAGATTGTTCTGGCAGATGATAGACTGCTGATGCCGAGCGGTACACCTGTAGCAGCCATGTCACCACAGGGCATGGAGAACAGACGTAATGAGATGAACTTACCACACTTTGTCAAGAACGTATTCGGACAGGATGAGAAAGAGTTCTATCAGGAAATCAATCCGGTTCTCAACACAGATACCCGTATAAGCGGCATAAATGCCATTTTAAGCCAGTTAGGATATAAGATCGGATTTTCTAACGGATATTTTGTATTTAACGAATCTAGCGGCATTCAGACAGCTACAGGAGTAGAAGCGGAACAGCAGAGGACAGTACAGTTTATCAAAGACGTTCGTGATAAACTGGAATCCTGTCTGAACGAAGTTATTTACGCATTGAACGTCTACGCTGATCTGTACGGGCTTGCACCTGTTGGGGCTTATGAAGTCAATTATGATTTCGGAGACATTCTGTATGTGCGTGAAAACGACCGTGCAAGATGGTGGCAGTATGTGACTACTGGCAAGGTTCCGGCATGGCTGTATTTCGTGAAATTTGAAGGAATGACGGAAAATGATGCGAAAGCAATGGTCAAAGAAGCTCAGCCAGACGAACCAACATTATTCGGAGAGGAGTAAAAAAAAGATGGCAGATAAACCAGTAACGCGAGAAGAAAAGTACCTCGCATATCTGACAGGCGATTATACAGGCGAAATTCCGAAGCCAATTACACGAAAAGAAAAGTACCTGTATAAGCTCTGTACGGACGGAATCGGAACCAGCAAAGAAGCTATAGCAGAAGCAGTCCAGACATACCTGTCCGATAAGGGCGTTGGACTTAGCATGGACGCAGATGGATATGTAAGCTTGAAAGCAACGGAGGCAAATAACAATGACTGATATATTCAAGGGAATAATTACAGCGGATGGAAAGAAGAGGCAGTTGCCTTACAACGCAGTGTTTGGAACGCCAGCTTCTGACCCAACATTGTCTTTAGAGGGAGCATTTGCCGACTCCAAAGCGGTAGGCGATAAATTCAAAGAAGTAAATGCAGAAACTGGTTCACTAAAGGAAGATTTTGCGAATTTAAAAGAATATGTAAAAGGTACAAATTTGCCTGAAACATGGGAACAGGTCATACTTGCAATCAAATCAAAGCTGCATAGAGAAATGTATGCAGTAGGAGACAAGTTCAGTAACATCTGGAAAGACACAAACAATTCCAATAAGGAATATGACAATCCACTCAGAATCAATCATTTCGAGGACGGATTAGAACTGGAGGATGGAAGCACTGTCAATGGAATGTGGCTCCAGACAGTGTATGCGCATCTGAAAGGCGTGCAGTTCTCACATCAACAGGCATTTTATGTTTCTAATGAAGGCATGACAGCAGGCACCTACTGCATTGGATTCGACTATACATGGGGAGATAAAGGATATGTAACTAAAGGAGATTACTGGAACTTTTCATTAACCAAGGACGTACCGGCAGGAGGAAAACTTGCAGGATTCTACGGAGCGCCAGATCAGCCACAGACGAACTGGAGAGTATATGTATATTCGGCAGACGACAAGACAGTCCTTGAAACAGTTTCCACTATAAACAAAGGACAGGAAGGAACTCTGTTGGGAGTCATGACCGCATACGGCGACGAAAATCTGAACGGTATCCAGCAGATGGCATATGGCGATAATCGGTACGCCACAAGTGCAATAAGACAGTACCTGAACAGCGATAAGCCAAAAGGCGAATGGTGGACAGCACAGACCAAATGGGACATTGCACCAGATCAGCTCAGCCAGATTGACGGTTATCTCTGCGGTATGGATCCAGAACTGCTGTCAGTGCTCAAACCAGTAAAAGTTGTAACGTACTGCAATACAGTTACAGCAACCGGGCAGAAACAGGTCAAGGATATCACATACGACAAAGTCACCCTGATATCTCTGGAACAGATGTACATAGAACCACAGGCTGCAGGAGAAGGGGAAGCCCATGAATACTACAAAGAACTCAACGGAACGGCTAAAAAATTCCAATGGTGGCAGACATACGAGATTTTGAAAACATTCGCTGTTGAAAATCCAACAAGCCCTCAGCATGTCCG